GTTTACATTTAATGTGAAATAGTATAAGATACTAATATGGAAAAATTTAAAACACATATAACTGAACAGAAAAATACACATATGACTCACATCGAAGATAAGGTTATCTACGGTGGTGTCGCTGGTACGCGTCAAGCTATCAATGCTTTGCGTGAACTTAGAGATATGCTTAAAGGAGTACATGATGGTAATGTATCTGTTAAATGGGATGGCGCTCCTGCTATTTTTGCTGGGATTGATCCATCTGACGGAAAATTCTTCGTGGCTAAAAAAGGAATCTTTAATAAGAATCCTAAGGTCTATAAAACTAGTGCTGATGTGGATGATGATACTAGTGGTGATCTGGCTGCTAAGCTTAAGCTCGCACTAAAAGAACTGCCAGCTCTTGGAATCAAGGGTGTAGTTCAAGGTGACTTTTTGTATGGCCCCGGAGATCTAAAGACAACTAAGATTAAAGGTGAAAGTTATGTTACCTTTCATCCCAATACTATCGTTTATGCTGTGCCAGCAAAGTCGGATGCAGCTAAGGCAATTAAGTCTGCAAAGATTGGAATCGTCTGGCATACGACCTATACTGGTAACACCTTCGAGTCTATGCGAGCTTCGTATGGAGTTGATGTAAGCAAATTCAAGAAATCAAAAAATGTATGGTCACAAGATGCCATGTTACGTGATTTGACTCGTATCACTATGTCTAAAAAGGAAACTGATGATGTTAATGAACTTCTTTCGCAAGCTGGGTTCTTATTCAACAAAATTGCGGGGTCTACGCTCCGAAGACTTGAAAATGAGGAAGAGCTACCGCGCCTCATTGAGCAATTCAATAACAAATACGTCAGAAAAGGACAAGTTATTGGAGATTCAGGACGACATGTATCCATGCTCATTCGTTGGATTAGATTACGTTACGGTAAAGAGATTGCCAAGCGTAAAACCGAACGCGGAAAAGCAGGACAACGTGACAAACTAGATAAAATTTTGTCATTTTTCTCAGAAGAAAATAAAACTTCTTTAAAATATATGTTTGATTTGCAAAAAGTAATAGTTTTGGCAAAATTAAAACTTATAAATAACCTTAATAAACTTGGTAATATTAATACCTTTGTAAAAACACGCAATGGTTATAAAGTAACCGGAGCAGAAGGTTATGTAGCAATTGACAAACTTGGTGGTGATGCAGTGAAAATTGTTGATCGTATGGAATTCTCATACAACAACTTTTCACCAGATATATTAAAGGGATGGGACAAGCCAACGAGGACTTAAATGGCAGTAGGATTTAAAGATTTTTTAACTGTTGACTATACACAAACTGGAGATGGTCAACTTGCAAGAAACGCTAAAAAGCGCAAAATGGATACTCCAACTGGTAATACAGGTGAAGCTGTAGAGCCAACTGATGAAGCGTTGACAATGCAGCAAAGACGTGCAAGAGCTCGTCAAATGAAAAAGTATCAGTCTAGACTAAAAGTTGGTCGTAAAAAAGCTGCAGCTAAAATTGCAAATCAGGCAGTACTAAAACGTAGAGCTCAAAAAGCTGCACGGAATGCTATTGCTAAAAAGATTACTAAAGGTATTCCTAAGGCAGAACTCACTCCCGCAAGAAAGCAAGAGATTGAGAAGCGGTTAGATAAAATGCAACCTAGAATTAATAGAGTTGCAAAGAAGCTTCTTCCTCAACTTCGTAAAGCAGAACTAGCCAGAAAACGCGGGTAAAAAATGATTAACAAATTTAGTCAGTTTCTTGTTGAAGAGGAAAAGACAGTTTATTTTACCTTTGGTAGAATGAACCCTCCTACAATTGGTCATGGTAAGCTACTAGATGTTCTTGCTCAAAAGGCAGGTAAAAGCCCTTATCGTGTTTTTGTATCTCAGTCTCAAGATAAAAACAAAAATCCATTACAATACAAAGAAAAAATTAAGCATGTAAGGAAAATGTTTCCTAAGCATGCTCGTTCTGTTATGGCTAATAAAAAAGTCAAGACAGCTATTGATGCATTAGTAGCTCTTCACAATGAGGGCTTTAAAAATGTAGTCATGGTTGTAGGTCAAGATCGTGTACGTGAATTTGATATTTTAATGAATAAGTACAATGGTCAAGATGCTCGTCATGGCTTCTATAATTTTAATAAAATCAATGTAATTTCTGCTGGTGATAGAGATCCAGATGCTGAAGGTGTTGAAGGTATGTCAGCCTCCAAACAGCGCCAAAATGCAAAGGATAATGATTTCACAGCATTCGCCCAAGGCTTACCAAAAGCCATGTCAAATCCAGATGCAAAACGTCTATTCAATGACGTACGTAAAGGTATGGGTTTAAAAGAAGCCACAGAATTTAAAAACCATATACAACTTGCTCCGGTTTCAGATCTTCGCGAAGCTTATTTGAGAGATAATATCTTTGAAGAAGGTGAACAGGTAGTCATGACTAAACATGGTATTGTTGGTAAGATCAAACACCTTGGTACAAATTATTTGATTGTAGAATCAAAAGGTGAAACCTGGAGATGTTGGTTGGACGATGTATCCAAGGTCGATCCGAACTTTGAACCATCGTGGGAAGTACAGAATCTTCCAAATGATGATTTTGATGGTATTATAAGAGAAGCACTAAATGAAGCCACAACTCCATACGAATGGGGAACGCCTGAAGCTACTAAAAAAGCAAAATCTATGACACCTGGAGAAAAGAATGAGGGTAATGGACTTTGGTATAATATACGTAAAAGACGTGAAGCCGGTAAGCCTAGATTAAAACCAGGTGATAAGAACTATCCAAAAACATTAAAACCAGAAGCAAAACAAGATCCTGATATTAAAGATCGTCCAGGTGCACAACCTGCTGGCTACCATACAGGTTTGACTAAAGCTCAAAAGATTGCAAGAGATCGCCAGTTTAAAAAACAAGCCAAAATGGATGATGATAATCCAGCAGCGTATAAAAAGGCTCCTGGAGATCACACCTCAAAAACTAAATTGTCTAAGCATACTAAGCGCTATCGCCAGATGTTTGGTGAACAAGACGGCCATGTTGATATGGCTAAGAAGCGTATTGATCGTGAAAAAGAGATGGATAAGAAAAAGCATGATCGTATGATGGATAAAGCACGTCTAAGAGATGTCAAAAAACAAAATATGAAAGAATATGGTGGACCACCTATTTCAAGAGCAGAATATTTAAAACAAAAACCTATGAAAAAAGGCAGTTAAAATGATTAACTTTAAAGCGTATATCACAGAAGACGCTACCGCTGGTCTCAAGAAAAAAGCAGAAAAGTCAGGTATGCCTCTTGGTATCCTACGTAAAGTTTATAATCGAGGAGTAGCTGCTTGGCGAACTGGTCATAGGCCGGGAACCACACCACAGCAATGGGGTATGGCTCGAGTAAATTCATTTGTTACTAAATCATCAGGTACATGGGGCAAGGCAGACAAAGATCTGGCGGCGAGAGTAAAAGGATAAAAAAAATGGCAGTAAGATCAGCAGATAAAAAACCAGAAAAATACGTTGGGCCAGACGGGAAACCTAAAATTAGAATGGTTCCTGTTGATAAAAACGTTGTAAAAAACGAGGATGCTTCAAAAGAAGCTCAGCACCACGCTCAAGGAATAAAAGATGCTAGAGCTGATATGAAAGCTGCTAAGTCTGCTGATGCTATGACTAAGGCCATGAATAAACTTCAGCATCATACGAAAGCTCATAAGAAAGCCAAGGCTGCGATGAGTGAAGCATATAACGAGCCTCAAGGTCAAGCAAAAAGAATGATGTCGCCATTGCAAAAAATTAGAATGGATAAAGAAAAAGCTGATCGTGATAGTGAAGGTAAACTAAAACCAGGTGCAGTTAAGAAAGAAGCAAAGGTTGACGAACTATCAATGACTGCTATTAAAAAAGGTGTTACTCAAGGTTCTGGTATGAAAAATGTAGCAAAAGCTATGGGCAAAGATAAATTGAAAAAAGATCTTGAAGCTATGAAAGCTAGAATGGCTACAGAAGATAATGTAAATGAATTGAAAAAGTCAACTCTTGCTAGATATGTCAAAAAAGCAAGTGATGATCGTACTCAAAACGCATACGATGTTGGAAGAGGTGCTAGTCCTTGGGATAGTAAAAAAGGACTTAAAAGACGTCAAGGTATCAACAGAGCTGTAAACAGATTAGCAAAAGAAGAAACCAAAGTGGATGAAGTACTAGATCGTCCAGGTGCATTAGATAGTTATAGAAAGAAAGCTGATGCAAGTGGTAATAAAGCACGTAATTCAGCTGTTCGTAAAATTTTAACACCTCCGAAAGATGGCAAAAGACCAGATCATTCTGATGAATTGAAGACTATGAAAAAGCGCAATAAAGGCCAAGATATGGCAGACAGAGCTGCTAACAGACATTTCCGTAAATCTCTTGGACTTGGCTATAATAGCAAAAAAGAATCAGTTGAATATGTAAATGAAAAACTAAAAGTATCTGATGGTATGGGTGCTTGGGTAGATGATTTTAAAAAGTCAGATGCACCACAGTTTAAAGGTAAGTCAGATAAAGAACGCCGTGAAATGGCTATTGCGGCTTATCTATCTGCAAAACGTGGCGCTAAAGAAGAAGGTTATGTTTCTTATGCTCAGCAAAAAGCGGTATGGGCAAATAGAAAAGATGGTGGAAAAGGTCATCCAGATAATAAAGGTAAAAAGAAATGAAAACGTTTTCACAAGTAAGAGAAGCTTATAAAGATCCTGGTGAATACGATTACGAAGGCGAAATGGCTAAAGTTCAATTAAGAGCAATGGTTGATCAAGCATCTGACCTTGTTGACAAATTTGAAGATAACGAAAATTTACCTGAATGGGTCCAAAACAAAATCACAAAAGCTGCTGACTACATTAAAGATGTTTATTCTTATATGGAAGGTCAGGAAGATGAAGGTGATGAAGACGAAGAAGAGGATGAAGAATAATGTTATCTTTTAAATCTTTTATGGAAGAAAAACATCCAGCACTTAAGAGAGCTGGAGTATCTGGTTTCAATAAAGCTAAGCGTACACCAGGTCATCCAACAAAATCTCATATTGTTGTAGCTAAACAAGGTGACAAGGTTAAAACTATTAGATTTGGTCAGCAAGGTGTTTCTACAGCAGGAGCTCCTAAGAAAGGCGAATCAGATAGACAAAAAGCAAGACGTAAATCTTTTAAAGCACGTCATGCCAAAAATATCGCTAAAGGTAAGATGTCTGCAGCTTACTGGGCTGATAAAGAAAAATGGTAATAAATATGGCTGAGAACACTAACACAAGACTTGATAGAATTGAGTCAAAACTCGATCAACTGGCAGAAGCTATGATTACATTAGCTCGCGCAGAGGAAAAGTTAGCAGGTTTGAAAGAAGATCACGATAGAACATTTGAGAGAATGAATAAATTCTCAGCAAAGTTAGATGATATTGAAAAGAAAGTAGATGATAATGCACGTGTTGTGCAAGTAATTAACAAGCTGTTCTGGGTAGCAATCGTTGCTGCAGCAGGATCAATCGCAGCTCAACTTTGGATGTAAGGAGAAACAAATGAGCGAATGGATCAAAAGGTTGGCTGAGAAATATTCTGAAGTCAACGAAAAGAAACTAACTGGAAACCAACATAAGTTGGATATGGATAAAGATGGCGACATTGATGGCGACGACTTTAAACATATGCGTAATAAAAAGAAAACTAATGAAGATGAAGTTGTTATGAATCCTAAGAAAGAGAAAAAAGAAAAAGAGACTATGGCTGCTGAAGCTAAGATCGATGAGATCTCAATGGATAAAGCAAAGTCTGCTTATGTCAGACGTAAGTCTCAAGCTCAAGGGGCAGCTGCACAGGGTTCAATGGACTATGCTAAAAAGCAAATGGCAAAAGCACGTAAGACAAAAGCTTATATGGATAAACGTGAATCAGTTGATGAAGCGGTCGATCTTGAAATGCATAAAAAGGCTGCTGCTAGTCATGCAGCAAAAGCAAAGCCTGTAGGTAAGAGATGGCCAAAAGGCGCTGAACAACACGATAATGCTGCGAGAGCACATCAGCATGTAATTAATATGCACAAAAAATTTGGTGCTGATCATGATGGTACTAAAGATGCAATCAAAGCGGCGAAGGCGGCAAGTCAGAAAGCATCTGGTATGAAAGAATCTACTCTTCCTCCAGTATATGCACGTATTATGGAAGAACGTGCTAAGCATTATAAAGGTGCTACAAAGCCAGAAGATTGGGATGAAAAAGAAAAGAATAATAAAGGCGCTATGGATATGAAAAAGGATATGAAATCCGGTGGTGAAGAAGCTCCTTATAAAGAAAAAGATGGTCATGATGATGCATCGAAAGCTGGTAGAGTAACTGGTTCTGCTAAGACTCGTCCTGGTGATAACGCTAAAGGCGATAAGAACATCATCAATCCAGTTAAAGGTGTAGTAACAAAAGAAACATAGGAGAATATTATGGCAATTAAACCCCCAGGATGGTGTGCAAATGCAATTCCAGGACCGAATGGATGGACAGATCCAAATAGTGGTGAAGTTTATGCTTCTGCTAGATTTACTCAAGCTCAGATTGATGAGTTTTATGGTAATACTACCGTAGATCAGGCGATCCATGACGATATTCAGAATGGAAAGATTGAAGCAGCAATTGCAGCCGCTACAAAAGTTGAAGAAGAAAATGATGATCTAATTGCAGATTTGAACGATGATGGCGAGATTGATGATCTGGAAACTATGACAAAATCCGAACTAGAATTACTAGGGCGTGAACATGGGGTTGAACTTGATCGTCGTAAATCTAAGAAATCATTGATTGAAACTATGCGTGGGATCTTGCCTAAATAAAGTAAAATGCTTTATAAGGTAAACCATGCAATTATTTGAAAAATTAGATTCAAAAAACTTTTTGTTATATGCTGCAAAGCATTATTATAAACCAAAAGTAATAGACGCTGAAGAATTTTATGATGATTTAAAAAGATTCATGTATCTAAAGCGTCTATTAAAACGTCATTATAAAACAGGTGAATTGTCGGAAAGGTTAGTACTTAATCACTTAATTGTAGTATTTAATGTATTTGATATTGAACCTTGTTTAAAGATGTTAGAATATCAAATTGATTCTAAATATTGGCCAGCCTTAAAGCCATTTTTGATATTCCTACGTCATATTAGAAACGATCAATATACCGACATAGAAATGGACAAGGTAGTTATAGAAAAACTAAGGAAAATATAATGGGAATCATTAAAAGAGCTGGTGATTTAGTATACACCTTTCGTTTCTTAAGACTGCTCACCACAGCATTTGAAGATACCGAAGCGTTTAAAGCTGGTATCATAGATAAGAATGGAAACCGTAATAAAGAATTTACGCTTGACACTATGGATAATAGAGACAAGTATAAAGACTATTACACACCATTCCATCGTTTAGTTTTCAATATAAAAAAGATTATTGCAAAAGCACCTGGAGGCTCTAGTAAATTTGCTTCCTATGCTACTGCACTTTATTTGTTAAAAGAAAAGTTTGGTATTTCTAATAAGAAATTACAAGAAGCAAATGAAGTTTTAAATATAGATCCTTTAGATTTATTATCAGAACAAAGTGATTGGTTTGTTTTACCAGATATGAGATTGTCTCCTGGTGTTTATAAAGTATTAAATAATAAACTTTTAAATGATACTCTAGACGAAATGGTAAAGGTACGTGATAAGATTCGAGTAGAAGATCAGTGCTATCCTGTTGGAGAAATCTTTGGTATAAATATATACGAAGCTACACATATAAGAACAAATAAAAAGATTTATGTTTCGATCGGAGAGTTGGCAAGATGAAGCCAAGATGGAAAAAAGCTGGGCCAAATGGTGAGAAAGAAATTACATTTTCTAATGGTCGGCGTTTTAAAATCGAAAAACAACTAGATCATAATGAACGCCATAAAGGCGAATGGAAAGTTATGGAATGGGACAAGCGTTCTCGTGATTGGGAATGGCATGATACATTTAGTCCACAATGGTATGCAAAAGAGAAAGTAATGAAAATGTCTGGAATAAAAGAAGAAGCAATGACTGCTGCGGACGCTGGTATTCCACAGGATACAAAAAACATGGGACCACGTTTACCTAAACATATTTTACGTAGACGTCTTGGAGTTCCTATAAATATGACTGACCGCCGTAGGAGAAAAGATAAAGTTCCAGTTATATTAAAACGATTTAGGAAGTATATGGATGGCTAAATTATATTTAATGTTATTCTTAATGAGTATTCTAGGTAGCGTTGGTTACGGCGGATACTCCTATTATATGTGGTCACAAGAAACAATTGGTACACTCCGAGAGAATAATGTTAAATTAAAATCTGCAGCTGAGACACTACAAAACACTGTAGAGACTATGGCAGCTGATGCTAAGAAAAATGAGCAACTAAATAAAGATTTAACTAAAAGATTACAACAATCGCAAGAGCACCTAGACAAGTTAAGAGGTGTGTTTGCTAAAATTGACTTGACTATGGAGGCATTAACAAATGCACAAGGACTCGAAGACAGGGTTAACGCAGCAGTTGAAAAGCTTATTAACCGGATCGAAAACGAAACTACTCCTCCTAGCGATGAGCCCGTTGATACTGACAGCGTGCAGCGGGAGAACTCCGGAGGCTGAGGTAGTAGTCACTACCGAATACCAAAAACAAAATATTCCTATTCAGGAAAGACCGAAGGCAGTACAATTTCCTCCGGTTGACTGGTTTGTTATTACAGAAGAAAACCTTGAAGAAAAAATTAAAGAGATTCAAGGCAAGACTGGTAATACTGTAGTTTTTGCAATTACTCCAAAAGGATACGAGAACCTTGCTCTTGGAATTGCAGAATTACGTAGGTACGTTAAAGATCAGCAAGCTATCATAGTCTATTATGAAGAAGCTTTAACTGAAAAAGAGCCTACTCCACCCACTCCAAAAAATCAGTAGATTTATTATACCACGTTTTTTAGAAACGTAAACCCCTAAAAAGGTAAAAAATGAGATATTGTGGCATAGTTGAAAATTTTCATAATGCAGCCATATGCTTTATTGAAGAAGATGGAACAATTAGCTTTGCATCTGAAAGCGAGCGCTTTAGTAAAAAGAAAAATGATGCTCTACTGCATCCGTACTTTCATGGTTTAATTAAAGACGATGACCACATATCTTTTTATGAAGATATGGAATTACGGGACAAACATTTAGATCCAATCTTAAAATCTCTACCACAGTATAGTAAAGAGTTTGAAGAAAAATATCTTATCAGATTAGATGATTTTAAGAAAAAAAGACCTTATCATTACGAAAAATTTTATACTCATCACGAATCACATGGTGCTGGAGCTTTTTATACTCGCCCATGGGATACATCTACTGATACAGTCATTATGACAATTGATGGATTTGGTGAATACCAATCAGCTACTATAATGGATTCTAATTTCAATTTATTATATGAGAAAAAATATCCTGATTCAATTGGGTTTTTGTATGCAATGGCAACAAAGGCTCTAGGATTAAAAGCTTTACAAGAAGAATATATTGTAATGGGTATGGCGGCATATGGACAACCTAGCTTTTTAGAAGAAATTGAAAACATTGCAAATGATTGTGCTGATACACCTATAAATGCTTTTATGGGTAGTATTATTCTTGATAAATTTAAAGAATATGCAGAAACAGCAAAGTATGATTTTGCTTGTTCTATTCAAGCTTTAGCAGAAAAAGAAATAATGAAATTAGCGGTCATTGCAAGAGGATATGGATCTAAGCTTTGTTACAGTGGTGGTGTTGCACAAAACATTGTGGCCAATTCTAAAATTAGACCTTTATTCCAAGACATGTGGATAGCGATTAATCCAACTGATGGTGGATCCTCAATTGGATCTGCTGCAAGAACTTGGGGTTTAGCAAATAATAAAAATAAAATAGAATGGAAAAATCCTTATCTTGGTTATGAAATGGGAGAAATAAATGCTACAGAAGTTGTTGACCATTTGCTTGAGTATAGTTATTGCGGGATTGCTAGTGGTCGTGCAGAGTTTGGTCCTCGTGCTTTGGGGAATCGGAGCCTTATTGCTGATCCCAGACGAGATATTAAAGACACAGTTAATCAAGTTAAACGGCGCCAAAAATTTCGACCCTTTGCACCTGCAATCTTGGAAGAATATGCTAATGAATACTTTGAAGGACCGATGAATGAATACATGCAGTACAGCTGTGATGCTAAACATGATTATAAATCTGTGACTCATGTTGATGGAACAGCAAGAGTTCAAATTGTAAGAAAAGACAATCCATCAATTTTAAGGAAAATTTTAGAAGAGTTTTACGAAAAAACTAGTGTGCCGATGCTTTTAAATACTTCTCTCAATATTAGAGGTCGGCCAATTGTAAACGATAGATATGATTGTTTTCTATTTGAAAAATTAAATAAAACACGAGTTTTTTATAATGATATTGATTAATGGATGTTCTTTTAGCACTTCTACAAGTTTAGATCCAGAGCATAAAAATCTTAATTGGCCAGAAATTTTATCTGATAAAATGGATATGCCAATTATAAATTTATCTCTTCAAGGAAAATCAAATAGATTAATTTATAAAGAACTTTATACCTATTTGATTTGGGCTAAACATAAAAGAAAAGATCTTCCAAAATATGTAATCATGCAAACCTCAGATAATTTTAGAGATCATATTTTCAGTGGAAACAAATCTGGTCGAATATTACCAAATAATTTTGATACTCAAGTTGGTGACTATGGCAAATATTATCTAAAATTGTTTAGTTGGAGAGGATACGAGCTTCAAAAAAATGAAAAACATACTGGATCTTTTTTAAGGAGAATACTTAGAGTTGGAGTAAAAAACGTCATTGATAATGAAGAAAAGTATGAAGAACAGCTGTATTCAGAAACTAGACCAGTTGGAGATACCACACTTGTAGAACCTAAATTGCGAAGCTTAATAGAACATTGCTCTTTTCAAAAATTATGTAAAGAACTAAATATTCCATTACTCATATTAAATTTTTATGGATTCAAAGATATGGAAGAAGATCCTTTGTATAAAGAGTTAGATATGAATACGTTTATATCAAATCAAGCGATCACAGGTTTATATAATCATTTAGAATTGTTTGGGTTTGATAAAACAGATGGTTTTCACTTCAATATTGATGGTCATTTATATATTAGCGATATTGTATATGACTATTTTATAAACAACAAACGAATTGAAATGTTATCATCACCAGAAGCAAACGAAATTTCTTTTGACTACACATAAAAAAGAATAAAATTTTTATTTTTAACCATCATTTTACCGGTTTTCGAATCCGGAGTTTTGATATATAATTCTACCAATAAAGAAAACTGAACTTCATACGCGCAAATTCTTGTGCGTACTATTTTTTACACATTTTAACGAGGTCACTATGCTCAAAGTTGTTTCTAATTCCCAAGACAAAAATACTAGACATCTAATGTCACAAACAAAATTCTATGAAGGTTACAGTCGATGGAATGAGGAACAAGATCGATACGAGACATGGGAAGAAGCTGTAACACGTGTAATGAATATGCACCGTGATTACTATAAAGACAAAATGTCTCCAGAACTTTCACACCTTATTGATGAAGCAGAATCTCTATATAAACTACAATATGCTCTAGGCGCTCAACGTGCTTTACAATTTGGTGGTGAACAATTGCGTAAACACCAAATGAGAATGTACAATTGTACTTCTTCATACGCAGATAGAGCTGCATTCTTTGGCGAGCTATTTTATATCCTTCTCTGTGGGGCTGGCGCAGGCTTCTCAGTGCAGGAACACCACGTTGCTAAGTTGCCTGATGTCGCGGAAAGAAAGAAACAGGCGAAGGGCTACGTGATTGAGGACTCAATTGAAGGTTGGGCAGATTCTCTATCAGTTCTAATGTCTTCATACTTTGTTGGTGGTGGTACACATCCAGAGTTTGAAGGACGTAAAGTTTATTTTGATTTGCAAAATATTCGTCCAAAGGGTGCTAAGATTTCTGGTGGATTTAAAGCTCCAGGACCAGAACCACTACGTAAAGCTCTAGATAAAATTGAACATATGATTCAAGGTATTGTACTATCTGGTCGTAATCGTCTAAAGCCTATTGAAGTTTATGACATTGCAATGCATGCAGCTGATGCAGTACTTGCTGGTGGGGTTCGTCGTTCAGCTACGATTTGTTTGTTTTCACCAAATGATGAGGAGATGATTAATGCTAAAACTGGTAATTGGTTTATCGATAATCCTCAACGTGGTCGCTCTAATAATAGTGCTGTTATTGTTAGAGATGAGATTACGAGAGAAGAGTTCAAGAAAATTATGGGGTCTATCAAAGAGTTCGGTGAACCCGGTTTTTACTTCGTCGAGGACAAAGACTTTACAACCAATCCTTGCGTTGAGATCGGAATGTATCCGCAGTTTGAAGGACAATCCGGTTGGCAAGGATGTAACCTAACTGAAATTAATGGTGGTAAGTGTACTACAAAAGAAGAGTTCTTTAAAGCATGTCGTGCAGCATCTATCATGGGTACACTACAGGCTGGTTATACTGACTTCAAATATCTTAGTGAAACATCAAAGAAAATCTTCGATCGTGAAGCACTACTTGGTGTATCAATTACTGGTTGGATGAATAATCCAGATGTTTTGTTTGATAAAGAAGTTCAAAATGAAGGAGCTGAAATTGTCAAAACTGTAAATGAAGAAGTTGCAGCACTTATTGGCATTAATCCAGCTGCTCGTACTACTTGCGTTAAGCCTTCTGGTAACGCCTCGGTACTACTCCAGACGGCCTCTGGCATTCACGCAGAGCACGCTCCAATGTACCTAAGACATGTTCAGTTGAATAAAGAGTCAGAAGTTGCACAACTCATCGCTCAGTCAAATCCTTACATGGTTGAGGAATCTGTCTGGTCAGCAAGTAATACAGATTATTGTGTAGCTTTCCCAGTTATTTCTCCAGAAGGTTCTCTATATAAAGAAGATCTATATGGAACTAACTTACTGGAAAAAGTAAAAGTAGTACAAAACAATTGGGTAGAAGCTGGTACAAGTCCAGAGCGTTGTGCAAATCCAGATCTTCGTCATAACGTATCAAATACTGTAACAGTACAACCTCATATGTGGTCACAAGTAGAGGATTATGTTTATGACAATCGCCATTCTTTTGCGGGTATTAGTTTCTTGGGTGGTTCGGGCGATAAAGACTTTGCGCAAGCGCCGATGACCGAAGTTCTTTCACAAGATCAAATCGTTGATAAATATGGCAAAGCTGCATTATTCGCATCTGGTTTAATTGTTGATACACGTAAACAAGGATTTAGAGATTTGTGGGAAGCATGTCAAGTAGCTCAAATGCCTGAGGAATGGCGCGGTGAGGTATCTGATATTCGTTCTGAATGGATCCGTAGATTTAATAAATTTGCTGATAACTACTTTATGGGAGACACAAAGGAAACAGAATATTGTTTGAAAGACGTGTTCCTCTTACATAAATGGACAAAGATTCAACAAAACTTTACAGCTGTAGATTTTGTAGCTCAACTAAATGAAAAGAGATTTACAGATATAGATACCATGGGCGCTACGGCATGTCAAGGCGGTGCCTGCGAAATAACATTTTAAGGAGATCAAATGGAAGAAACATATTGGACAGAATGCGAAGTATGTGATAGCGTTACAGAAGTAGTAGTCGAAGATGATAATACTCCACAATTTTGTCCAATGTGTGGAGAAGATTCGGTCTTTGAACTAATTGAAGATGATTAATAAATAGCCTCGAAAGGGGCTATTTTTTTTATGTGGCATTATAATGGAAAAGAGTTTGATGAAACACCTGAGGAATACCAGGGCTTCGTCTATATGATTACAGAACTTGATACCGGTATGAAATATATTGGTAAGAAATTTTTCTGGAAACCTAAAATATTACCAAAAACAAAGAAAAGAAAACGTAGAGTTAGAACGCGTGCTGAGTCTGACTGGAGAAAGTATTTTGGTTCAAGTAAAGAAGTACAATTGCTTGTAGAAGAAAAAGGTGAAGACAATTACCATCGTGAGATTCTAAAACTCTGTAAGACAAAAGGCCAATGTTCTTACTATGAAATGAAATACCAATTAGAATATGACGTTCTTCTTAAGCCAGATGAATATTATAATGCTTTTGTTGGAGGAAAAATTCACAGAAAGCATATTTTAGGTTTACAATCAGATGAAGATGTGTTAGAATAGATCTAACATAAAGGAGATTATTATGATTATTATTGACTACAATGGTATCGCAATCAGCAACATTGTAACTCAAAAATTAGATATTGACGAGAATCTTATCCGTCATATGATTCTAAATTCAATCCGTATGTACCGTACCAAGTTCAAAGATAAGTATGGTGAGATTGTAATTGCTGGTGATGCTGGTAATAACTGGCGTTATAAAGCATTTCCACAATATAAAGCATCACGTAAGAAAAGCCGTAAAGATTCCAAAATGGATTGGAATGAAGTGTTCCGTGTAACCAATATGGTATGGGACGAACTCGGTGAGTACTTCCCTTACAAAACAATTAAGGTTGATGGCTGTGAGGCTGATGACGTCATTGGCGTGTTAGTTGAAAATACTCAAGAGTTTGGTAATCATGAAGAAGTCATGATTGTATCAGCCGATAAAGATTTTGCACAATTGCAAAAATATAACAATGTGTCACAGTTTTCTCCTATGACAAAGAAATATATAAAAGTAGAACATCCAAGAAAACAACTACTTGAACTTATATTAAAAGGAGATACTTCGGATGGCGTACCTAATGTGCTTTCTGGCGACAATGTTTTTGTTGACGGTTCTCGCCAAACGCCACTAAGACGGCCAATCATGGAAGCATTAATGGAAGATCCTAGTTCTCAAGGTCCAGAAATTAAACGTAATGTCGAACGTAATATGAGACTTATTAGTTTAGAATTTACACCTGAAGAACTAAAAAAAGAAATTATATATACTTATGACAATCAAGATAAAACACAAAACAAAAGCAAAGTGTTTAACTATCTTGTAGAAAAAAGATGTCGTAGATTATTAGAAGACGTAAAGGACTTCATTTGAGATGGTAAACAAAACCACATTTTATACATTTGAAATACTAGAAAAAATTTCATCAACGAAAACTAAAGCTGAAAAGATTGAACTTCTCAGAAAAGAAGAAAACAATTGGCCACTGAAAGATCTTCTTCGTGGTACTTTTGATGAAGCAATTGTTTGGCTTTTACCAGAAGGAAAAGTTCCTTATGAACCCGCAGCAGCTGAATCTCATCCTTCAAACTGGACTCAACATAATAAGAAATTAGCTTATTTTGTAAAAGGCGGGGCCGGTGATAGAATGCTTAAGCCAAAAAGAGAAAAGATGTTTTTAGATATTCTCGAGTCAATTCATCCTCGAGATGCAGAGCTCCTTGTTGGTATGATTAACAAAAAGATGCCAATTAAGGGTATAACCAAGAAACTAGTACAGGAGGCATTTCCAAACTTAATTCTCAAATAACTTTAAATAGGAGTATAAATGAGTAAAATCCAACTTGATAGACTTAAAAACGATTTATTGGAATTAACTAATTATATGGAGAGGGTAAAACAAAAAAATAATAAAGACCTGCTTTCAAAGTTAAAACGAAAACGTGATTTTCTACAATCAAGATTGGAACAAGTTTCATAGGAAAGGACATGGGGGACTTCGGTCCCCCACACAAATCAAATGCCATCATACACAATGATTAATAATGAGACCGGTGAAGAGAAAGAAATGATTCTTTCCTTAGCGGAACGAGAAGAAATCTTAGCCACAGGAGAGTGGACTCAAAAGCTAGCTACTGCAAAATTTATTAGTCAACATGGAATGACTGTAAACAAAGCTGGGGACGGATGGAAAGATGTTCTTGGTAAAATTTCTAAAAATTCTCCTCGTAATAAAATGAACACATGAAACGACAAAAGTCTGTTAACAATTCTATGTCAGTCAAATTGGATGATTTACTCCAGTTTGATCCTCTCACAAAAAATCAAGAAATTGCATATAAATCATGGGATGATGGTGATAACTTAGTGTTAACTGGTACTGCCGGTACTGGTAAAACCTTTATGGCTCTTTATCTGGCATTAGAAGATGTTTTAGATAAAGAAACTGAATGGGATAAACTAGTTATTGTACGCTCAATGGTCCCCACAAGAGAGATGGGTTATTTACCAGGAGATAAAGAAGCAAAAGAAGAAGCTTTTACCACACCATATAAATCTATCTGCCATGAGCTTTTTGGAGATAAGACTTCATATAATAAAATGGTATCAGCAAATCAAATTCAATTTGAATCTACATCGTTTATTCGCGGTCAAACATTTGACAATACGATTATAGTTGTTGATGAAATGCAGAACCTAAACTTTCATGAATTAGATTCTGTAATTACTCGCGTTGGCCGTCATAGTAAAATTATATTTAGTGGTGATTACAAACAAAGTGATTTTAAATTTGATGATGATAAACAAGGAATTGTAAGGTTCTTACAGATTGTTGAACAGCTTAAGAACTTTACTATTGTTAATTTCGGATGGGAAGACATTGTAAGATCAGACTTTGTCCGAGATTATATTATGACAAAAGAAATGCTAGGTTATTAGGAAAGGTAAATGGCAAAATATTCTAGATTTGATCCCCGCAATAAAAAACGTGGTAGAAACAAAACACGATCTCAAGAAAAAGATTTTCGTATCAAAGAATCAAAATCTGAAAAAAACTATGTACATTCTCCTCAAGATGTGTTAGAATACCAATATAATGAAGGAGAACTATATGATGAACAATTTAAACAAGGTAATTCTTACTGATTGCGATGGCGTACTCATGAATTGGGAGTATGCTTTTAATGTTTGGATGCAAAGCCACGGCTATGAAATGGTTGATGGTGGTGAAGAATGTTATGATATGGGCGATCGGTATGGATTAGATCGTCAAACAAAAAAGCTAATGTGTAAGATGTTTAATGAATCTGCAGCCATTGGCTTCTTACCACCGCTACGTGATGCCATGTATTACGTAGATCTATTACACCGTAAGCATGGATATACTTTTCATATGATTACATCTCTGTCCAAAGATGAATCAGCTCAAAAGCTTCGTATCCAAAATACTCAAAAGCTATTTGGTGAGACTGCATTTACTAAGTTTATTTTTGAAGATACTGGAGCTGATAAAGACAATGTTCTTGCACCTTATGCTGATTCCGGATTGATTTGGATTGAAGATAAATTAGAAAATGCTGAATTAGGCGATAGTCTTGGATTAGAAAGTCTTGTTGTAGAACATGCTCACAACATGCATAACGAAGATTTTCCAACCTTTTCTAAATGGGAATACATATATGAATACATTACTGGAGAATCAGCCTAAGCTTCCAGATCATATCCATGTGTTTGATGTAGAAGGTCATGAGCAGTATAAACCTCTGCTTTTGAAATCTATAGAAGAGATGATAGAGAAAAATAATATAGAGCCAAATGAAAAAGGTTATCTGTATGACTATCCTATGAATGTACCAAAAACATATGAAAAATTATTTGAACAATTAATATATCCATATGTAATGGAAGTTGCTGAAATATACGGGTTGCAACCAGAATATAAAAAAATAAAACCTTGGTTTCAACAATATACTCAAAACTCAGATTTTGGTTGGCATCAACACAACGGACATTGGGCAGTAGTATATTATTTAGAACTACCTGAAATGTCAGAAGCGACTGAATTTTTACATTATGATATTCCTTTAAAAGAAGGGCAGTTGATATTTTTTCCAACTTTTTTAGTACATAGATCTCCTATAATAAAAAGTAATACACGAAAAACTATTATAGCAACCAATGTGAGTTATCAAGTTGATAGAGAGTTAATACAAAGTTATGGCGAAAAACATTTTAAACATTGACGATCATTACTTACGTTATCCAAAAGATGAATGGGGTGGAACTGATTTAAATAATCCAGACATGATTAATCCTTGGATTGAGATGCAAGAAATAATTAATCCAAAGAAAGTAATTGAAATTGGAATGTGGGCAGGACATGCATCTCTTGTGATGATGACTGTATTTAAAAATTTGGAATCTTTAGTAAGCTACGATCCAAATGTTGTATCAGAAAAAAATGCAAGACAGATTAAAAAGTATTGGCCGCAACATACATTTTATAAAGAACCTATTTGGGGAAATGAGCATAGGCATACTGATATTGATTTAATTTTTGTTGATGGCAAACACATTGATGATTTCCCTAAAAAAGATTTAAAATCTTGTATGAAAATAAAACCTCGCTATATTCTAGTAGATAATATTGAATTATACGATGTTAGACTTGCTTGCAAAAGAACCTACAAATTGTTTGATATAAAATACGATCCAAAATATTATTTTTATACAAATATAAAATATAGTTCAGTCGCAAAATATTATGCAAACACTCCTAGTATCATGGGATTATTTAAAATGGAAGGCCACTATGACTCTGTTTGAAGTTTTATCTAAGAGATTCCAATACGAAGAATTAGTATCATATCGGAAAACTTTTGATTTACCGAGCTACCAGAGTGATATTGATAGTATTAACTATTTTATAAATAATGGACATAAGAACAATCGGTTCCGTAAAAATTTTGATACAGCTATGGAACTAGCAAAAGAGATTAATCTATATTATGGATCTTTGGAATCATTGGGTCGGGAATTGGAGAGATAACTATGGTGTAGATACTATACGTTGGAAAACAACAGTGGGTATTGGCGATTCAATGTATGGTATGAATATTGCTTATATGAGAGCTTTTGTAAATCAAAAGCCAACTAAACTTCAGATTCATTATCATTTTCCAGAAGACCATTATTATCATTATGAAGATCCAGAATCTGTAGATGGAAGAGTAAAATATATCAATCAATTCTATATGTGGAAAGATATAGTCCATATAGAGCATGTCTTCAATAGTAAAGATTTTAAAGTATATCAAAAAAAGTATTTTGGAGTACAAAGAAGATCTAATTCAGAATTATATAGATATTGGGGATTTGATCCAACATTAAATACCACTCCACAATATGGTAAAATTGTATTATGGCGACCAACATTTAATGCAGCCCAACAATTATCCGGATATAAATTACCTATGCTGGATCATGAATGGATAAGACTTATAGATAGATTAAATGACTTTGGATATAATGTAGTTGAAATAGATTATAGAACTCCAATATCTGAAGTGGTCTATCATATCCGAACTTGTGAATGCTGCATATCGTATGAAGGTATGTGGCATTACATAGCAAAGAATTTCTTTAAGCCTCATATTGTTTTTAGTAATAGCAATATTACTCGATGGCACACTCCAGCAGCATTGTGGATAAAAGATGGAGATTTTTATGTAAAAAGAGATTTACATAAGTTAGAATATATGATAGAATCAGCTACAGAAAAAGCAGAAAATTATAAAAACGTTTTTAATAGATTTGTGAATGGATGGTAAATGCATATTGATCGTGCAGTAATAGAAATTAATGGTGGTTGCAACTATACTTGCCAAATGTGTCCACAAACAAATGAAGATGGAACACATGGTGCTCGTGGCAAAAACTGGTTAAAGAAGATGCCACTGGATGTATTTGAAGACTATGTGGCTCAATGCGCAGAAGCAGGTTTAAACGTAGTTAACCTTGAAGGTTCTGGTGAACCAACACTAAATCGTAACTTACCAGAATATGTTGCAATTGTAAAGAAGTACGGTGCTAAGGCATTTATGTTTACAAATGGATTTCGTATGACAGGTCAGTTTATGCATGAGGTTGTTGACGCTGGTGCTGATTTTATTCGATTTTCAATGATTGGTTATGATGAAGAGACTTATCGCCAATGGATGAATAGTAGTTCTTTCAAAACTGTTAAATATAATTTAGAAGAAACAGCGGCTTATGTTTACGCCACATTATCAGATTGTGTTGTGGCGACATATCATTTGATTCTTGATAATGATAATATAGATTATGAAGTAGAACAATATCGTAAGATTGTTGAAGGTGCTGGCGTAAAGACCGAAATTTGGAAGATGCATAATTGGAGTGGAGTATATGATCCAAATTATGAAAGAGTGGGCCAAAAGAAAACTTGCGGAAGACCCTTCAGCCCTGATATTGTTATCCGCGCTGGTGGTATCGGCGGGAACGTTGGGGCTATTCATCCTTGCTGCCAAGTACTTGGAAGAGATGATGAAGCTGTACTAGGTCATTTATCAAAGAATTCTCTAGAAGACATCTGGTACGGGGATAAATATAATAAGCTACGTAAAGATCATGAGATGGGTAACTGGCCATCTTACTGCAATGATTGTGATTTCTTAATTGATGATCCTGAAGTATTAGTTTATACAAACCATGAAAGAGATCTTTATAAAATGCACGGTACAAATTTTAACTTGGATGATTACAGATGAGTGTAGAAGAAGTTTTCCATTTACGCAAAGATACATTGGTTTATATTATTTTCAATCCTGAAAATATGAATAATCAAATTCAAAAAATTAAAACTGCAAATAGTTTTAAAAGATTTGGATATGAAAGTATTCGATATCAGCCGTATGCAAATCCTGAAAAAGACAATGGATTTAGATTAAAGTTTGGTGGCGAATATGGAATAAATCGAGATCTCTATATTGAAAAATGCAAATGGTATTCTTTTGCAATGATTCTGAAAAAAATCCGTAAAGAAACAAGACCTGTTATTATTACTTTTGCTGGAAATGAATTAGTACAAGATATATCAAATAAAATAGAAACTAAAGATTTTGAAATTTTAGGCTTTTATTTAAATCTAAATAATAGAAAAAAATCCCAGCCAACTTCTGGAATCTATATCACTCCTTTAAAAGCCAGAACATTATTTAAACAAAGACTACTTCAGAAAGAAATCACAGGACCTATTGACGGTGAAATGATTTCTTATTACAACCTAGATATAGAAGACCCGTCACAAAAATATCAATATTTTGCTATGACTAAATTATAATAAATGTCTTATTTTGAAATCTATATGATCTCTATGAAGCACCATCCTATTTCTGAAATGTATAAAAGAGAAGTGCTTCCATCATGGAAAGAATATGAAGTAAAACAATTTGAAGCGGTCACACCAAAAGATTTATATAAAAAGACAAAGATTGATTTTGGTTTTAAAACCGCTGGTAGAAAAAGAGAATTTACTTCTACTGAAAAAGCAGTATGGTACAGCCATTTTGAATTGTGGTGTGAATGTGTAAAAATAAAAAAACCAATCCTTATTTTAGAGCATGATTCTAAATTAGTAAAACCTTTACCAGACATGTCAAAAGAAGGTTATAAATTTTTATCCTTTATTAATAGAGATTATGATCCGATAGGTATTCATTTAGCTCCAGGATCCGGATATTATATCACTCAAACTGTCGCAGAAAGACTTGTAGCACAAGCAGTGGTGAAGCCTATATGGCAAAATAGCGATGGGCATATAGGAACTGTGTTGAATTTCAAACGCCAAAAAGAAATGAACGACTATCATTATATTGAACAGATAAATATTGATGGATTAAACACGATAGACCACAAAAATCCTAATAGAACATTTATAGGCCAAGATTATGAAAACATTGATTTATCAAGTATACACCGGAAAGCGGTCTAAGCTATACGATCATTGCACATCCAGCGTGGCAGAATATGCAGAACGAATTGGTGCAGAATATATTCAACAGCGACAACCTATTCTTATGATTAAGCCTGATATTTTTCAGACTAATAGATCAAATGAATCGTATATGAAGTATGGTGGGTTTCTTCCTATCTATGAAAAAGAAAATGCCTTTACATACCTTAAAACATATGATAAAATAGCTGTAATAGATGCAGATGTGTGGATTAGACCAGAGTGCAATGAATCAATCTTTGATGAAGTTGGAGATGAATATCATTTTGGTGCTGTAGTTGAAAGAGATATGCCTATTACTGAAAAGTATAAACAAAAAATCTCAAACTATTCTCGTATGCAATATGGTACTATTAAGAATGTAGATTGGAAATGGAATATCCTTGGCGCTGAGTTTATGAATATGGGGGTTATGGTTTTAAATAAATCTATTGAAAAATATTTAAATGGTGAAACTCCAAAACAGTTTTTAAGCCGGCCAAGATTTAAACCATTCATTGATGGTCTTGGCCCGTGGAAATGGTCTACTGACCAAACTCTTCTTAATACGTGGATTCGTGAAGAGAAAATGAATATTAAACACATGGACTGGAAATGGAATGGTCTCTATAGTGCCAACACAAAAATCAAGGAATGTAATTTTGTGCATTTCTTCTTAAAAGATTTACTACCTAATCGTGGTGAGAATGTAGAACAACTGATGAAAGATATTACATGAGAATTATAGTATTAGGTGGTGATGGTTTTTGTGGTTGGCCAACGGCTTTGAAACTAGCAAATAGCTACCATGATGTTTTAATTATTGATAATCTATCTAGACGTAATATTGATAATGATTTATCCAGTAATTCATTAACAAATATTGCTTCGATTACTGATCGAATTAAGACGGCTAATTACTTTATTAATGAACAACATGAAGGTGGCTATATAGATTTCTTCCATTGCGACATTGCAAAGGATTATCATCTATTACAACAAAAAATAAAAGAATATAAACCTGATGCTATTGTTCACTTTGCAGAACAACGCGCAGCACCATATTCTATGATTAGCCAGAAAGAACGTAGATACACAGTAGATAATAATATAACAGGAACTCATAACGTACTGAATGCTATTGTTGATACTGATCCTAATATTCATCTTGTTCACCTTGGGACTATGGGTGTGTATGGTTACAATAAAGACTTTGGAGATATTCCTGAAGGCTATTTAAATATCAAAGTAAACTCTACTCAAAAAGATGTGGATGTTTTATATCCTACACAACCCGGTAGTGTTTACCATATGACTAAATCATTGGATCAAATTCTATTTCAATTCTATAATAAGAATTGGGGTTTAAAGATTACAGATCTACATCAAGGTATTGTATGGGGAACTCAAACTTTAGAAACTATGTTGCATGAAAATCTAATTAATAGATTTGATTATGATGGCATTTATGGTACGGTATTAAATAGATTTATTTCTCAGGCTGCAACTGGTAATGATATTACTGTGTATGGAACTGGTGGCCAACAACGAGCCTTTATCCATATTAGAGATACAGCCAACTGTGTAAAGCTAGCTATTGAGAATCCATCCAAAGAGAATAAAGTTAGAATATTCAACCAAGTATCTGAAGTAAGATCTGTAAAAGAACTTGCATATATTGTTGCTGAACAGGATGAAAAACGAATTCAATTCTTGGATAATCCACGGAAAGAATTAAAAGAAAACGAACTAAGCGTAAAGAATGAAGGTCTCAAATCTTTAGGCTTTAATCCAATTACTCTTTCTGAAGGCCTTATTCAGGATGTAAAATTCATTGCCAAACAAATGAAAGAGAATTTGAACCCCGCAAATATTTTGACATCCCCAAGGTGGTAATATGATTTCAGGAACTACAGATAGAAATACTTTGGCTCTTATAAGAGAATTAGAAAAACATGGTCATAAAATTAATACTGTTTATGACATTGGTGCGAACGATGGAAGATGGTTTAAATCATATAAGCCACATTTAAAAGATTCAGCATTTATTATGTTTGAAGCAAATCCAAAAATTGATTTCAATCCTTCTATAGAACCTATGATTGGTAGTCTCAAAGATAGATTTTTTAATCAGGTATTATCTGATGAGGATGGTAAAACAGTTGATTTCTACATCTTAAATGATGGACTTAAAAAAGAAAATACTGGTCATAGTTATTATAGAGAATTGACTCCGGCTTATACTGAAGGCAATTCAATTAAACTAAAGACTAAAAAATTAGATACAATGATTACTGAAAATCTTCTACCTTTACCTGATTTTATCAAAATGGATACTCAAGGTGCAGAAGTAGATATTATGAATGGCGGCCCAACAGCTTTGGAACACTGTAAAATTCTAGTAACTGAAATGCCAATTAGTCGTTATAATGAAGGTGCACCAAAATTAAGTACGTACTTTGATACGTTATACGATCATGGCTTTATTCCATCAGGTGTAGATCACATCGCAATCCGTCAAGGCGTATTTAATCAAATGGATGTTGTATTTGTTAAAAAAGAAATTGTCCAAAAAATTCATAATTACAAAGGTCGTTATTTGGGGTTCTAAATGAAAACAGTTATCTATCAATATTGGGATGGACCTACCACCAGTGGAAATGAAGCTGGACGTAAGGCTATGAAAGAATATGCTGATCGTATTGGATCAGATTATATTTATGAGCATGAACCTAAGTTTGTTACCAACCTTGGTAGATATTCTCCACATTATGGTTCATTCAAACCAGTCTTTACTGAAAGCTTCCATGAGTATGATTATGTGATGTTTGCTGATACTGATGTCTTTCCGGTTGAAGGTTTGACTGAAAATATCTTTGAACAATTTTGTAATACTGATTATGAGATTGGAATCTGTGAAGAGTGGAATGCACCAGACGCAAGAGTCAAACATACGATTGGTGGTATCAATAATTTCAATGATGAACAATGGGTAAAGCTTATTGAAGATACTTACAATGTGCAAATGCCACGTAACGAAAAAGGTCTTCCAAGAGTTTACAATTCAGGTGTAGTTGTTTATTCAAAATTTGGTCTATTAAAAGCAAAATATAAGTTTACAAAGTTTGACCAATATGTTAGAATGGTACAGACAAAAGGATTACCATCTTTTTATACTTGTGACCAACCATATCTACATGCCATGCTAGAAATTGGTGGCTTTAAATGGAAGACTATGGATTACAAATGGAATAGTTCGGTTCACTACAAGCCCGGTACGAAAGGCCCTCAGAGGCCCGTTAATGACCTGAGAGACAACGCAAACCTAGTCCATATCCAGTTAGGTGGTGCAGATAATTTAGATGAAGAGACCTTAAAAAGAATTACTAACCTACCAGTGGATCAATGGCAAATTTAATATTACAACATTGGAATAATCTTAATGGAAAATCTATGCCTGAATGGGCTAGTTGTGCCACTCAAACGATACGTAAATATTCTCAATCTATTGGTGTTGAATACCGACTTATTGACGGATGGCCTATGGGAGAATTTAGAGGAGCGGTATCTCAAAAGCTAGCATTAATCTTAGAAGAATACGATAAATATGATCAAGTTCTAATGTTAGATGCTGATATGATTGCCACAAAACATATTGATGATGTATTTCAATATGAAGGAATTGGTCGATTACATTTAAAAGCTATGAGCTCTCAACAAGCAACTAAGCAAGGTAAATACTGGCCAAACTTGTATCGTCAAGGTGAACCATTATTTTTTGGTAACTTTATTAAATTAACTCGTGAAGAACGTCAAGCATTACGTAAACATATTCCATCAGAAGAAATGTGTAATGAAAATATGAGTGATCCAAGCTTGTCACGCTTTAAAACATCAATGCCACCAAATGACGAACAGCAAATGCATTGGATGATTCATCAGTCTGGTATTTTAAAAGATAAAAAACAATTAATGGTTCCACACGATAAGTTTTGTGATTTACCAGAAGAAGCACATCCACAAGCTACAATGATGCATTATTGTAATTCACGTAAAAATCAGATTCCAGATGCAGTTAGAAAAATATATGGACTTGAAATACTATGAAGAATATTATCCTACAACATTTCCAACCACATGAAAAATACCTTCATGAAAAAGAGCACTTTATTGTAGAGAAGAGTTCTGAGAATATCGCACGCTATGCTGAGAGTCTTGGTGCAGAATATAAAATGTTGAATGGTAAACCATTTATGGAAGATCTTCGTATGCAATGCCAAAAGCTATGCATGTTAAATGAAGAATATGATGACTATGACACAGTGGTTATGTTAGACACCGATATGTTTGTTCGTAAAGATATGGGCATGAATGTGTTTGAAGCAAAAGGAGTAGCCTGCTATGATTCAGTCCATAGAGATCGTCAACATCCAAATTTCTGTAGAGAGTTTCCTGGATTCTCAGATCGTAATGTCCAGCTCTGGTCCGGTGCATGTTATGTACTAGATAAAGAAACACGACTTAAATTCAGAGAACAAATTAATCCAACCACAAAAGCTATGATGCGTCAAATTAGTCCAAAGCCATATGTTGATGAAGGCATTCTACATATGCTTGCGGTGTATGGTAAACTAGGTTATAGTGTCTATGATAAATCGCTGGATGAGAAATGGCAATATAGTCATTATCTTCCAAAAGTTGAAGAGTCTTATTTGATTCATATCCGCAAAAGACCATATGGAGATGAAGATGGAGTTTATGGTGCTAAGATGAAAAACTACTATGAATTAGTAGAACGCGGTTTAATAGAAGAATAAATAGATCTAAAAATAGGTTTTCCAATGAATGATTTAGTAAATTCCATAAAAGATAATTTCAATTCTAATATATTTAATGGTGACTTGAGTGCATTCACAAATAAGATAGAACAAAATCTTCTTTTTGGAATTCCATCGTTTATTATTACAATGCATAACGACTCAGCGTCTACTGTAGGCGCTAGAAAATTAATTCAATCTATACGCCAGACAAAAAGTCTATTTAATCCAGTAATATATCCAGCCACAACTCTAGAAACTTTGGATGAAGATCTTGAAAAGCTTGGTTTAACTTTAGATGCTTGGACATGGCCAACCACTCCAGGACAAAAGCGTTTGGATTTAAAAAGTGGATTAGAATTAAGTGGCTATGGTGCTAAAGATTATAGAAAGGTTGTAGCATGTTTAGTTTCTCATATGAGATTATGGGTTACTGCAGCCAATTTAAATCATCCAATAGTTATCTTTGAACATGATGCTATTATGAAAAGACCATTTACTATTGAACATTGGCGAAAAATGTATATCAAAAAAGATGAAACTCTAAACGCTAGTGATGATTTTGGTATTATTGGTCTAAATGATCCACGCGGGGCTACAAGAAAAGCTAATGTTTATTTAGAAAAAGTTATGGAGGCTTCAAATGAAAGCCCTTCAATTACTGTACCATCTCCCTGGATTGATTCAAAAGAAATTCCTCAAGGCATTGCTGGAAATTCAGCATATATAATTGGACCAAAGCCAGCACGTAAACTCTTATCAATAATTGGTGAGTATGGTTTATGGCCAAATGACGCATTGATGTGTAGACAATTAATGGGTCCAGTATTACATCAAGCATATCCATTCTTTACTGGATTACAAGGGATTAAATCTACAACCCAAGGATAATTATGAAAAATTTTGTTATTACACTACGTGACAATGATAAATCTATTTTAGCTGCAGAAAAATGTATTCAATCGGGAGAACGATTTGATTTACAAATCGATTTCTTTGAAGCATTTACTCCAGCAACTTGTAAAGATTTTATTAAAGAACAAAAGATAAACGATAAACTCTTTGATAATAATAAATTTTCAAGAGAGGATAATGCCCGTGCAGCTTTCTGTTCTCACTTTGCTTTGTGGTTAACATCAATAGAGATGAATGAAGAAGTTACTATATTTGAACATGATGCTATTATTATGGACAATATACCAAATGTAGAGCATAATGGTTGTATTTCATTTGGTAAACCATCATATGGTAATTTTAATCAACCACCAATGCTTGGTAGAAATCGTTTAGTTTCTAAGCCATATTTTCCTGGAGCACACGCTTATCGTGTCAAACCAAACGCTGCTAAAGTGCTTGTTGAAAGAGCAAGACTTGAAGCTAGACCTACTGATGTATTCTTAAATGTTGAAACATTTCCATTTCTAGAGGAATATTATCCTTGGCCAGTAGAGGTAAGAGAAACATTTACAACCATCCAAAAAGAACAAGGGTGTTTAGCCAAGCATATGTATAATAAGGACTATGTGATAGAGGAAGTATAATATGACAGTGACAGTCGCTTGTGTCTATTGGGGCAATAAGTTTTCTATAGATTATGTTTATAATTTAAAAGCAGCAGTAGAACGAAATACAACAATTCCCCATGAATTTGTATGCTTTTCTGATAAAGGAATTCCAGGTGTTAAAACAAAAATACTAAGACCTGGATACGAAGGATGGTGGAATAAACTACAACTATTTGATCCAGCAAATAAAGCTGGAGATCGAATGGTTTACTTAGACCTTGATACTATTATTACTGGTAATATTGATTGGTTGCTCGAAGATCGATCATGGTTTATGGGTATTGAAGATGTTGGAGCGGTGAATGCACACCAACCACATCTAAAAAATAAATTACAAACTGGTGTAATGGCATGGGATTTTAATCCTGTTTCTTTTATTTGGAATGAATTTGTACTCAGCCATGATCGTGTTTTAGACACTTATAGAGGTGATGGTGAATATCTAAGTTCTATTATTAATCCATATCAACGTACTTTATTGCAACACAAATATAAAGACAAATTGAAGTCTTACAAATATGATATATATCCAGGACCACCGAATAAAGATGTTTCAATCGTTTGTTTCCACGGAAGACCAAGTATTGAACAGGCGATGGCGGAAACCATTGTAACTCCAATGGCAACATATAACCCACAAACTTGGATAAAGGATTATTGGAAGCATGACTAGAAATATTCATGTAATTGGTAATGGCGATAATGCTCAAATGTATAAGCCAGCAAAGGGTATTAAACTCGCTTGCAATCAAGCACCTATGCCAATTGAAAATTTATATGCATCATGTATTGTTGACTTTAAAATGTCTGCAGCTTTGACTGAAGGTAGCGTGACAATCGATGGCAATTGGGTACTAGGATATAGACCAAAACTATGGTATGACCAAAACCGTGGTAACTTTAAAATGAAATTCGGCCATAAAATTAGAGAGTTCTATACTGATATTCCACCATATACTAAACTATTTCCAAATGAAACTCTTGGAAACATGTACACCAATTTTAATTGTGGTCATATGGCTGTTCACTATGCTGCAAATCGTTTGAAAGGTGATACTATCCATATGTATGGGTTTGATTCAATCTTTGATATGAACTTACGTAGCTATACAGATTTTGTATTAAATTCTGATCGTGGCGCTACAAATAATGTAAGACTTAATGATAGATGGCGTCCTATTTGGAAAGGCATCTTCAATGAGTTTAAAAATACTCAGTTTGTCCTTTATCACAAGCATGCTGACTCTAAAATTCAACTTCCAGAAAATGTTGAGGTCCGCACAAAAAATTAGTTTACAATCGTAATTTAATAGTATAGAATACTAGTATGATTGTTATTGATTTTGAAACTAAGTGTGCTAAGTACCGTAAGAAAGCCATCACTGAAGCTGTGATGTTTGCCAGTAAAATCCTTATGCCTCGTATCAGAAAACCTGTTTATATAAATATTAGAACGATACGCAAGTTGGCAGAAAAGCAAGGAGTTTACGGCGACTGTATGGATGAAGGTGATCGTGAGTTTACGATCCGCATCGATGTATCACTTCCCCTCGAAGACATGATTAGTACTATCCTACATGAAATGGTTCATGTATGGCAATACGTCTCAAAGCGGATGATTTATAAGTGGGTACACGAAGTGAGATTTCAAAAAGCGGTATACTCATGGGATATGCCATATGACGATAGACCTTGGGAAATAGAAGCGCATCGTTTAGAGAAACAGTTAAAGGAAAAATGGGATGGACAAACAAGGTATTGAGAAAGCGTGTATTGATACATGCGACGACTCTATCAATATGTATGTTCCGTGGTACTTAATGGCAGCATATGCCTATTACGAAGAAGACGATCCTATATTAGAGGATAGCATTTTTGATATGTTAGCAAAACGCATGTTAGATCATTGGGATGAGATAGAGCATCCACATAAAAAATACTTAAGTAAAGACATGCTAGAAGCAGGAACGTTTATTGGAGAATACCCTTCACGGGTAAAAGGAGGTCTAGATAGTGTCAGAGAAAGTTATAAGTAACGACCCCTTTGATAATATTGACTTGAATGATTTAGATGGATGGACAAAAATTGACAGTAGTAGAATGCGCGAGAAGAATAATGGAGAAAGATTGGGACGGGATTCAGGAGATCGATATCAAGACTCTTGGATACGCTTTGATAATGCTTAATGCAGTGAAGAAAAATGGATAAATTTTATATCACAGGCACAAGACGTGGATTAGGTAAAGCTCTTGCATGGAAATACGGAAACGTAGGATCTTTAGAGCCTTGTGATATATTCATCAATTGTAAGCACGATGGATATGAACAGGTAAGACTTTTATATAAGGCAGCTCATCAAGGCAAACGAATTATTAACATTAGTTCTATGTCTAGTGATGGAATCAAAAATAGAATGCATCCTTATGCCGTAGAAAAAGCTGCTTTAGATAAAGCAAATGAACAGCTGTTTCATAGCGGAATAAATACAACTAGTATTAGGTTCGGTTGGTTTGATACTCCTCGAGCGGAGCATTATAATGGACCAAAAATGTCTGTTGACTATTGTGTTGAAGTTATAGATTGGGTGTTAAACCAACCACATAGAGTAAAAGAAATAACAATTTCTCCATAAAAAAATGAGCTGACTGCTCACTTTTTTGTTTACATTCTATTTGAAATATGGTAGATTATTAATATAAGGAATGAAGGAGATAGAAAATGTCAAACGGAATCAACTTTGTAAATGCTTGTTCAGGTGGTCTTAGCTTTCGTATTCAAACAGCAGAAGGTGAGATTGGTCGCCGCGCAGATACATTAGAAGATGGTGTATACTTCATTAACAAGTACGGCATTTCTCCTTCTTGCTACTTTTCTTCAGATATGGATTTTGCTACTGAAGAAGGTTATGCTACCGATGACGGTGCAAAGCAATTTTGGAATGAATGTGTAGAAGCAGCATAATGACTTATTCTGCTTTAATTAAAATCTTAGCTACTCTAGTTCGTTCAAAAGGACTAGAGTATCATGTCGCTGAACGCGATGGTAATCTAGTAACTATTCGTTTTTATGTTGAAGGAGAATAAACTATGTCTTATGAAACTTTTTTGGTAATTGAAGTCCTATGTATGTGCTTTCTGTCATTCCTAATGGGATGGATGGTTGGTGCTAACAAAGGTGCCAAAGATACAACAAAAATCTGGAAAGAGGCTTACGATAAAAAATGATACGTATTCTAATGGCTTCAGCTATAGTAGCAACACCTGCTATGGCTGAACAAATCTCAGCAAACGTGGAAGATGTGTTTGCTACAGTAATTGAATCTACACCTTATACTCGTCAAGTATGTCAAAACGTAGAGGTTCCAATCTATGGAACTGTTACACGTCAAGGTGGTGGTGCATCAGGCAGTGATGTACTAGGTGGTATGATTCTTGGTGGTTTGCTCGGTAAAGGTGTAACTGGTAAAGATGATGGTGCTGCAGCTGGTGCAGTTCTTGGTGGAATCATTGCAGCTGACAAAGCAAATAAACCAAAAACTGAAACAGTAATCACTGGTTATAAGACTGAACGCCAATGCGAAAATATTACTGAATACAAAGATGTAAATAAGAAAGTATACGATTATTCTATCATCACATGGACAGTTGATGGTGTAACTTATCAAACTACCTTTGTAAAGTAACGGTTCCGTAGCTCAACTGGATAGAGCAGCTGACTTCTAATCAGCAGGTTGAGGGTTCGAGTCCTTCCGGGATCGCCAGTTAAAATCCATCCAATGATCTGCAGTCTTTGGAATGGTGAGTGGCCATCAGCTCGTAATGATGCACGGTCTTCCGGTGTACAGTGAAGATAGGTGGGGAGACACCGCGGAAAGTCTCCCCACTGAAATATATAAAGGATAATAGTATGGCTTGGTTATTAGTATTTATGACGTATTGGGATGGTCAAATTATGACTGTCGGAAACGGTGTCTTTAAGACGCACACAGAATGCTTTATTGCACGAGAACAATTAAGCGCTGATATTGGGATAGGCTTTGGTCATTTTCCTGTCAACCAGCAAGCGATTTGTATGAGAATTGAAGTAAAGGAGTAGTTATGGAAATTATTGCAGCAGTTATTATTTACACATTAGC